ATCTAAATTCTTACCAATTTCCTCTAATTTACTTAAATAGTCATCAAACAAAAAGGACCTAATATCTAAATTCCAAGTGCCATCCAACGGCCAAGTAACTTGTTGATAGTCAGTATAAAATTGCCCATCTTCATTTTGTTGAGGTACTTGAAATATTGCAGTATATGGTGGTCTTATTAAACGATTTAATAAAAACTTTTCAACCTCATCAAAATTCTCAGCGAATATTTTATCTGTAATAAAATCATTTGGTCTTATTTGGTATTGTTCGTTGATTGTAGAGGCTGTAGTACCAAATGGTGCTCCTGATACATAAAATTGAATATATCCCGAATTTAACGTCTCTGATGGTGTAAATGATACAATATTATATATGTTATCGTTAATACTCACACAATAATCTAAATAAGTGTTATATAAATTTCTGTATGGTGACTGTGTAATCTCACTAGCTAATAAATTAGTTGATGCACTTATTGAGTAATCGATACCAAAAGGGTTGTTAATTCTACTAACGTCAACTTGAAAATATGTTTCATCTTCTGTTTCATTATATTGAATATTAGTTGCTGTAGGTCCTGTTGTAAAATCAAGGTTGGTATACATAATATCCAAAGAAGCTGGAAACTGATGAAGAATATGTGTAACCGAAACTTGGAATCTTTTACTTAAAGAACCATACATTGAAAAGTTAAGAACCTGAGATACGTCATAGTTTGGATAAACTCTAAATTGAGTTGCCATTATTCTACGACTTTCGGTTAAATCTTCAATATCTAACGAATCTAAACTAATAGGTTCAGAGAACGCTCCAACGTTAAAGGTTCTATTAACCTTTTCAACTACTGAAGTTGTAAACTCAAAATTACCTTGCGTAAGTCCGCCACCCTCAACTGTTTGTAATCCTACAATGTTGTCAGAAAAGGTTGCAGCTCCACTACCAGGTCTTGGAGGGTAAAAGTATTTCGTAGTCTTTTGCGTTATCGCCATTAGCTAGTTATGTTTGTAAAGTTTTTACTGAAATCAATATTATCGTTTCTATTTTGTCTAACCTCATATAACAACGCGTTAAATTGGTCTCTAATTTCATATAAGTTGTATTGTCTGTATATGTTATTTTGAGAGTCATAGATTGTGTAAATACCATCATCAATAGACTTGGTCTGATTACCGTAAAGAGCAATAGCAAGAGATGAGATATCGTATTCAACCATTTCTACCTCCAAACTAATAGGATTAAAGAAAGTGTTAGTGATAATAATATCTTGGTCAGGCTGTCCAATATATGGAGTTGCATTTGGTTTGTTAGTTGGTGAGGATGAAGGTGATAGTGTTAGGAAAATAAGATTCGAATCTCCATCGACATATCTATATCTAATAGATTTTTGAGAAGTATTAACTTCATTACTTACAACTGGTTCGCAATAAAAACTTGAAGTAACTACTCTAAAGAAGTTAGGTATTTTTGAGCCGTCATTATTTAAGTATTCAATTCTAAATCCTACAAGTCCTTGAGGAACAAATTTATTTTGGTATTGAGTAGGTACGTTACTAATATCGATAACAAGACCTTTAACATTTGGTAATGCGCTTAAAACACCACAATCAGTAATAACGGTTCTTATTTGAGCTGGTCTTAAATATAATGTGTAGATACCTAATGCGTTAAATTGATTTGCAGGTAATGTTAAATTATATAACCCACCTAAAACTTCAACACCCGCGTTTCCTCCTGTTTCACTATTAGCAAAGTAAGGTTTAAGTATGGTAGGTGCATCCAATTTTGTAAGCACAAATTGGTCTGTCACATCCCTTGTTGGAGTGTAGTTCATGATTATCTCAACATCCTGTGGTGAAACATCTGATGGTCTTATTGTACCGTATGAGCCTATTGCCATGTTCTCTTATTTAATTTATAAATAGTTTAGTTCTTTTTTTCATTAGGTTCTTTTCTTATTATCGACATTAAAAAATCCATAACCATAATTAATCATGTCTCCTAAATTATCAACCTCCCCTAATCTTTGTACTCTTTCATATGCACTATTCTTTCCTCTCTCCACAAATACGTCCGTTTGTACTTGAGCTTGGTCAATAACTTTTAATAAAACCTCATCTTTAGTTATAGGAACAGAAGTTAAATTGTTACTAGTTAATCCTGATGATTGTTGGAAAAAAATAGTTGTCCCGTCACTATAGTCATAATAGTTTACGTTTGTTATAGTGTAAGCAGTATATACTGAATTAATATCTGATATCGCTCCCCATATTTGTCCGTTAGCAATGACAGGAACTCCAACTTGGAATTTTGGTGAACCATATTGAGCTAGTTCGTTAACTCTTGATTTTGTTAATCCAGATACCGTAAATGGTATTGTCACATAATTGTTAGACGTTTGTGCGGATACGACATTGACAGCATCTCCTGAAAATATGTAATCATATGACACAGGTGTTCCAATCCAATTTCCAGACGAAGGAGTAAAATACGCGGTTCCTTGTGGGTTATAAATTGTTGGATTTGTGAATGGAGTCTTAATTGTTTTTGATACTCTTGTTACACCCCATGGATTAGTTTGTTCCATAGTAATAGTGTATTCACTATTTGCCGAAGCGTAAGTATGTGTTATTGATGTTGGTGTATACCCTGTTATAATTTCTTTTGGTGTACCATCTCCCCAATCAACTTTGTATGCAGATAAATCTAAAAACTTTTGAAATTGGCTTGATGTATTATAAACATTATAAACATATGGGTTTGTAGTTGTTGATGAAAATATAAAATTTGCAACCACATCTTTTTGTAATACCGCTCCATCAAATGGGCTATAGTAACCAGCGTCTACCGCTGTTTGTCTTAATAGAATAGGTACCGTTAGGTTAGTTAATAATGAAGTACCATCAGGACCAGAACTAACAACCGCGGTCATTGCAGAATAAACTCCTACAGGAGTTCCACTATAGTTAACAACGAATAAGTCTCCTTTAATATTTTCTGGCGATACAGTTATTTTATATAAGTCTTGCATTATTGTGGCGGATTAACATATTCGAACCATTTTATGGGTATATTTGTTCCCACCCTTTGACCTTGAGTATTAAAGACTTGATATGTTTGAGTTGTATAGTCCAACTTAACCGTATAGTAGAAATACTGAGTACTATCGAAGGCGTATTTATTACCCGATAAATAAGCTTGTGGCCCATTTGTTTGGTCCAAAGGATTAGTCCCTTTACCTGTCATCATTTTAGTAAATTGACCTGTCTTAGCATTGTAAAACTTGGCACTCATATAAAATGTACTAACATCCAAAAAGTTTCTTTTCTTTAACCAATAAATAAAAAACCCTTCTTTATCTCCAACATAATCTAATACAAACTTTGGTTTCTTAATGTTAACCAATGTTCTTTGCATTTGAGTTTGCATTGTTAAACCTTGTTGGGTTGGTAAAATTATTGTCAAATAATTTGTTTGGGCTTTTTCATCAGGAGTGTCATAAAAGTCCAATTTAAAAAATGAATTACTAAAATTGTTTTCGTAATAGTAAACTTCTTGAGGTGTAAACCCTTCTCCTAAATAATTGATTCTCCAATTATTAATATCATTTAATGAACCTCCAGAATAAAAATAAAACTCATAATTAATTTCAGTATTATTTGTTGTTGCAGTTGCAGGCAAATGTTCAAATCTTGAAACTTCAAAATCTCTACCAATACCTATTACTTCAGTAATAACAGTTTGTTCATACTCTTCAATTGCCATATCTAAACCTAAATAATCCCATTGCAATTCAACAGGAATATTGATTTGTTTGTCGGTAATTCCGTCTTGTCTTATTACTACTTTATTCACAATTATCTATTAATGGTTTGAATGAAAAATCATATCCTGTTAGATTATCATTATAGTTTATACCTTCAGGTATTAATCTAAAGTTTATATCTGAGTAAGGGTATTGTGCAGTATTCAAATATGGATAATCAACACCTCTACCAAGATTATCTCTATATCCATAAGTATACAAATCTCTCCATCTAAACTGTTGGTCCGTCATAGAGTAAAATGACCATTCAGGTACTTGGTCTACAAAAGCGACTCCACCTGTTTCAATATAATCAGAGAATACCCTAATTGTCATCTTATTATGAGGTTGGTAATAATACCCTGGCGCGTTTGTTGTTGCAACTGTTGTTGTTTGAAACACAGTTTGATTAAACTTTAATTTATGGTAATATGGAGATACTACTCTTTCTATTTGTTCATAATCATTCCATTCACAGAAATCACCATCCATTATATCTCCTTTTTGTAAATCTAAGTTATAGTAGAATGTTTTGGTTTCTCCGTTTGTAAATGTGTATGCCGAGACTGGTATGTTTGTGTTTGATTTTTCATTGGTCAAATTCCACCACGGATTTGTTCTCTTTGATAAATTAAATTCCCATCCTTGTTTTAAACCAACTCCATTTTGTGGATTATTAAAATAACCTGAGTAACCTTTATTAACTATTGTTAAATAAATTTCAGTTATAGGTCTTTGTTGATTGTCTTTTAATCCAGCAAAATCCAAATCATATTTTGATGTCACATTATAAGTATTACTACTAGTTTTTTGAGAAATTCTAGTAATGTTGTTTGGAGTTATTGAACTATATTCTAATTTCTTTTCTTCATTAAAAACATTTTTTTCAAATCCAGCTTTAACCATTTCAAGGTCAGTTAGATTTGTTAAAACTTTGTTTTGTTTTACATAATATTTTGACTTAGTTTCTGTTAAGTTATCAGGATTAATAACTCTTTTAAATGTACCTGTTGTACCATTACTAAATGTTGTTCCCGTATATCCAATATTTAAAACATTAAAGACATAAACACCGCTATCAAATAAACCATTACCTATAGAGTATACTTGAAATATATTTGAGTTTCTATACGTTATAGATAATTCAACATATTCTCCTTCAGTTAATCCATGAGGTGCAATACAATTAAACGCGATAAGTCCATTACCATTTGATGTAGAATTTAATATTGAAAAAGGTATTCCATCTTTTGCCAACCAATTTACTGCATTTGTATTATTTGAATAATAAGTTAATTCTTTATTATAATTGTTTTCATATGAATATGTTAAATAGTACATCCAATTATAGGTATAAGCGCTTTTGGCTTTATATACAAAATGTTGGTCTGAAATATCTGGTCTAAAAAAATCAAATTCATAATATTGCGGATAACCTGGCCATTTACTAGTACCACCATTTTGAGCACTTGATTTTGAATTCTCAGGACTTGTATAATAAAGATTATATTGGAAAGGTAAGTACCCTGTAGTTCCTGTATAAGTATTGGCATATAGATACGAGACTTTAAACGTTGGTCTAAATATTGTGCATCCTTGTCGTTCATCATCATATACTTGAGCCAAACTAATTGTCGAACTCCTATCATATTCAGTGATTTGTTGACTTTGTTCTTCAAGTGTTAATGAAATTTCTTCATTAACCGATGGTGCTCCTTTATATCTTAAGTTACTCGGAACTATTGTATACTTACTCATCTATTGAATATTTTGTTTTAAATCTGTCTAATGCCGATTCCCCTTTAACCACTCCAAAATAAAATTGGAACGGAGCTCCGACTAAAAATTTACTTGAAGTTTGTGGTGTTGAAGTGTATCGTCCTCCTACTGTTGGATAACTTGTTACGTTTCCATCTACACTATATATGTATCCTCTTGCGGTTAAGTCATTTGCAACTGATGTTCCATTTAAATAATATTTTGTATTTGTGGCAGCCCTATCTAAAGATTGATAGTTATTTTGAATAATGTCAGCGGTATCTGTCGCCCAATTATTATTTTGATTTCCAAAAATAGTACTACTGCCAGACGCCATTTTCCATTGATAAAATGGTGTTAGTTGTGATTTGACTCCATAAGCAAATGGAAAATACCCATTATTATTAGTCCCTCTAAAATCAATTCTACCAGGAGTTAAATAATCTTTAGTTTGAAGGTCTTGAGTTGTTGATGAATACCAAACAGCCATAATTGGGTCACTACTTGTACCTAAGATGTTTGTCGCATTAATTGCTCCAGGTCTTATTTCATAATATTCAGGTGAAAAATTAACATTACCTATTTCAGAATTTATTGACATTAATTGTGCTAAATCACCGTCAATTCTTAGTTGGGGTCTTGAAAATAATTGGTTAATTGAGTTATTACCTAAAGGAATTATTTGAGCCAAAAAACTTTCATCTGTAATTCTAGAAATAACAAATAAATTAATTAAATCTGAAGTATCTCCATAACTAGTTGAGTCTATATTAGGTATTATATATCCTTTAGTTGCTGGGTCAAAAGTTATTTCAGAATAAAAATAATCTTTCATACCCAAGTTAATTATTGTTGTTGGATATAATAAATTTAATATATTAACACCTCCAGGGTTATTTGTTTTTTTACCTATAAATTTATTTGAAATATCATTCCAAGGACTACTTCTATAATAGAAATTATTACTATCCATATTAAAATATGCAACGTCGTTGGCAAATCTAGGATATTCGGGTTTATTTTTACTGTCGTAATATGTGTTAACTTGTAATGGAAATGCATATAACGAACCATTAATCCAATTATTCATAAATGATTGAGATAGAACTCCTCTACACAATCCATAGAAAAATCTAAACCTAAAACCCCATTCTCCAAAGTTTCCAAGGTCTTTCACTAAGTCCGTTAAAGGTCTTCTCATGAACATATAACAACCACCTTCAACCGCATCCGCAGTTGTACATTGTTGGTTTATAGTAAAGTTATCTCCAAATCCTTGGTAACAATCTAATCCGACCATAGATTCGCAATTAAAACTTTCCAATACTTTAATTGAGTTTGCTAATCCTTCTAAATCAGGAGTAACTGTTTGAGCACCTGTTGAGAAAGCGGTTGAGGTAATATCATCAGACTCAGTATTAACCAAATAAACATAAAAATTATTATTTTGCTGTAATAAAGATGGATTATTTGTAAATGAAGAGCCATCTAATCCATCCGAAGATGGTAATCTATCAGTTCGTAAAACATTTAATGTGTCATTATTAATTAACATTGTAGGATTAGTACTAAAGAATGTTTTTGTTGTATAATAATAACCAAAGCTAGCTGTGTTAACCACAAAATTACTTATACCTGAATTACACGCCATTACTGCAGACCCAGATAAGTCTTCACTGTTATCGTATTTGGCACTAGATGCGTTGACATAATAAAAACCATTTGAAGATAACGAAAGTACTTTGTTACCATTAATTGTTGACTTAACAGGTAAAGGACTTGTTGTTGCGTCTAATGAACCATAATAGGCGGTATTTGTTGTTGTAAATCCCGTAAATGATTGTCCTGCTATTGGTGATGTTGTAGTACCAGGTTTAAAGAAATAAGATTGATAGTACATATTAGTTTGATTATACGGTTGTACAGTCATGCTAGATGTGTCTACTTTTTGTATAGGTATATTAACTCTTGTTGATGCGGTTATTGTCCAATTTGAATCAAACTCAGTTGTTCCAAATAAATTACCCAAACAATATTCATTAACATATTTTGGAGAATATGGGTCAACCCCTCTTTGTAAAACTACAATATATTGTTCGTTAGCCCCTTGGAAAAATTCATAAGCGTTTAAAGTATTACTTATACCAAAAATGTATCCCCCAATCCACGCCCTCCAGATATTTGAGATAGAAGGAGTATTTAAAACATTCCCAAAAGATTGGGTTGTACCTGTGTTCCATATTTTAGCCGCGTCTGAAACAGTTATTGCGGTAATGACTTGATAATATTCAAAATCCGCAGGGAATCTATAATTTGTTTCTGAAGAACCATATGGTAAATTATATCTTACAGGTGTTAAAATATTTGATGTTTGAGTTGTAGCATATGACACATCAATATATGTTGCTCCACTACCATTATAAGTTTGTCCACTAATTCCTGTAACCAATGTCGCCGTATCACCTGTTGTCAATCCAGTATAAAGATAATTAGTGTCAGTAGTCCCTGTTATGTTAACAAAAGTCAAAAGGTCTCCAGCTTGAAATTGTTCTTGACATAAAACTGTTATTGTATTGTCATAATGAAATTTACCTAAATTAGAATCTTTCGCGATTGTTACTTTAATTTTATTAATGTTTGAAAAATAACTATCTCTTTGATTAAAAATATTAATCCTTTCTCCAATAGGTAAACTATATGAATTAACAAATCTAGAAACTCCATCACTAGTGTTTAATGTTTGAGAAAGTGGTAATTTATATCTTCCTGGATTCATATTAGCGGATGATAACGATAAACCCGCGAATGACTCAGATACCATTGTTGCATATACTGACCCATCTTCAGTTAACCCTGAAAAATAAGTTGATACTAAACCATCATAATAAGAATCAGGTGATGATAAAAAACTTAAAACCCCTCCAGAAGCAGTATTATTAGCAATACCTGTTGTTTTTAAATCTTGAGTACACTCACAGGCCTGACAATCAGGATAAGTTATCATTGGTAATCTTATTGTATAATCTTTTCTATTACAATATTTTCTCCATTTCTTAAATGGGTACCAAGTTATCGCAATAATACTAAAACCAATACCCGAAAGCCAACATAAAAAATCAAGAACTAAGTTATACAAGAATAATAAAATATGTCCAAGTGTTAATAAAATTAATGCAATTGGTTGTATTACCGTAAAAATTATTGAAAATAGAAAAAATAAAAAATCAAAATTTTTAAATCCGTCATTAACTGGAAATTTATTTACACTATCTTCACAGTCTTGGTTATCAATTTCTTTAATACCAATAAATTTACCAGGAGATGGCCCAAGAAAACCTCCCCCTTTTTTAAATTGGTCAATTAATGACGATACAGTATAAACTCTATTATATTGAAATTCATAAAATGTATCTTCACAATCTATTACTTCATTAAGCCTATCTATTTTTTGTTGTCCACTAAATCCATTGGTATATCCGCTCCACGCAAGTCCAAAATAATAAGAACTTTGTTGTCTTTTACCATTTAAAGTTGTCGGAGTACCAAATGTTGTTGGGTCTGCAGTTGGCGTTGACCATCCGTATTCTTTAACATTTGGAACTAAATAATAAGGTCTTCTTGTTTGTAAAGTTAAATCGTTTGGTTGCGTCCACTTAACTTTAAAACGATATTTTGCCTTTGTTGGAATACCTATTGTTGGGTCATTAGACAAAACTTTTTCTCCAAATTCATTAGTTATAAAATAATCCAAATTCATTGGAAGTTCTATTAACCATGTTCCTGAACCATCAATAACATTACCTGATTGTTCTAAATCATATTGTTCTAAAACAGGATTACCTTCACTATCTTGTTGTATTGTTTGTCTTAACGCCAAGATTTGGCCAGGAGCTGTTGTTAACCCACATAAGTTACCCATATCATCCCTTGGTCTACCATTTGCGCGTAATCTGTAACTATCTGGTGTTGAGAACATTGAACCCATAAACACTGATGTTGGTTGAATATCAACATTAGCGTCATCCCTTAAGTCAAAATCTAATCTACTAACTGCAATTTGGCAAATTGTTGGGTCACCCCATAATGGAGAAATTTCGGCGTTTTTAGTTAAACTAATAATTTGAGGTAGTGAACTTAAATCAGTCGATGACCTAAATTTACTACCAGCAACTTGAGCTTCAGTTGCAAGACCCATTCTAATCAAATCCTGAGGTGTTAGAGAGAAGTCCCCTATGTCTGACAGGTCAACATCCATAACAATAGTTTGTTCTCCTAATGGAGCTCCCATTATCATGTAATCACCACTCTCGTTAGTTTTGGCTGTGAACTTATAATAAGTGTCATAAATTTCAACGGCAGTTAATCCTGTTAGAACATCCAATCTTGTTGGAAGGGTTCCTGTTGCCGCGTGCTTTGAATAAGATTTTTCGTAAGGCAATAGATTATATCTATAACCATCATCATTTTTATCTGTTGGTGATTTGTAAGGATATATACTTGAAATAAGTGGGTTAGATTCGTCTACAGTTTTTATTGGGACAAAAACAGATACTCTCGCATTAGGTATACCAAATCCATTGTTTGCAGTAACCCTACCTACTAATACACCATATTCCGAACAACTTCTTGTATAAATGTTGGACTGTTGTATTTTCAACGATAAAATTTCTAAAAACTCAAATTCTTGGTCTATTTGAACATTAATATTTTTATTAACACCAAGTTCGGTTTTAATACGATATGATTCAGCCATGTAATACCTTTAATTTATAAATAGTTTATGTGTTATTTTTAAAGTATAAACACACTCTTTTTAAATTATAAACTAAACGATTTGAGAATAAACCTATTAAGAGAAGGTAACCGATTGGAAGTTTTTAACCGAAATTCTGATGTCTTTATTTGGATAACGAATTTGATAAACTTGTGATGGTTGAGCAAAAATTGTATCATCAACAGGTACAATTTCTTTTGTTTCGGGATTTGAATATTGCATTGACGTTTCAGCCGAAGAGTATTGCCCCCCAACATTATTATAAACGTTAAGACCCGCAACAGTTAAAACACCATTTTGATTTTGAACAATACTTCTAATCTCAGATAGATAAACGTTTTGACCAAGTTGTCTTACTTGTGGATTAAAATATGTAGATATCTTATCAACAACATCAGAAATAATCTGTCCTGAATTTTGTGCAGAGTCTAATACAATTTGAACATCAACACTAAGGTCAATAACCTCAGCAGTTAATATTGAAATATAATCATTCATCATTCTATAATTAGAAAGATATGTTGCAACGTTCTGTCTTAATGTATCAGATACTATACTTGTTAATTTACCTGATGTATCGTAAGATAATAACTGAATTAAAATTTTGTTATTGTTTTCCGTAATTGAAACTTTGGCAGGAGCTCCAAACTCTGATGGCATATTTCTAATAATCGCCTCATAATCTTGTACTGTAACCGCTCTTTTTTGTGCGGCAAAGTTAAATGAAACGTAGTTTCTAATTTCTTCTAACGAAGGAATACCTGCTCCACCGATAGCCGCAGTCACGTTAGTACATCTTAATGAGTTAACTACTGAAGAGTTAGTTGACTCTGAAGGACCATTAACATAAAATGAAACGGTTCCTATTTGAGTAATAACATTTGTACCTAAGTTTGTTGCTAATCCACCACCGACTCTATATTGAATAAATAATGTTGAATTAGGGATTAATGCAGAACCTAATGAAAAGTTATTAGAATATCTTTGTAAGTCTAATGTTGTACCTAATGTTGTAAATTGATTTAATGCATCTTGAGCGGTGTTAGTTCCACCACCAAATGTCATCTTTTTAAATCCTTCAGAAGTGTACTCGCTAATAAATCTATTTTGAGTTTGGATATATTTTCCAACTTTAATACCTGGCTGGTCTGATACTTTTGTAGGGTCTTCAATAAACACTCTATCTTCGGCTAATGCGTCAACTTGATACCATTTATTAGAAGCTCCTAAGAATTCTGCAGCTGTTGGTAAGTTTGTATACTCTGTTCCACTTTTTAATAAAACACTAGTAATACCTAATACGTTCTTTTCAGGTAAGAATAATTCAAAAAATGGTCTAACATCATTTGGCCCAATAACTCTTTTGAATACTTTAGTAATACCATTAACAACAAGTTCTCTTTTTGTAATGGTATAGTTAATTAAAACGTTATTTGCGTTAAAGTTAGGTATCTTTAATCTATTCGGGAATCCTTGGGCGTTATATGGTGATGTAAAATCAATGTCATATATATTTTCAAAAACTATTCCCGCTCCTGTCACTTGAGAACCTCTTGTAAGTGTTCCTAAGTATCTTTCATCTTCTTTGTCTCCAAACGCAGGTACTGTAATTGAAAAATCAACTAAAGATACTGAAGGTCTTTGACCTGGCAATTTTAAACCATAGGTTCTTGCAATGTTATAAATTGAAGACCTTTGTTGTGCGTATTGAAGAACTGTTTCTTGAATACTTCTATCAATATGATAATGTAGGTTATCTGCGACCGCAGCATTCAAATCTAAGAATACTGAAAATACAGAAGCGTCATTAAAATCCTGAATTAATTCAGGATAATATGTTCTTACATAATTTAATAACTCAGTTCTTATTCCTTGATAGTCTCTGGTTGTATATGATATTTTACGATTTGCCATTTATATTAAATATTGATAATAACAAAATCACTCTGCGAATAAGTGTTTTTATCTGTTGAGTAGTCTATTTTAACTTTTGCCGTGTAATCCGAAGTTCCTTTTCCTGGAAATCTATATATTGGAGATTCAGTTGTTCCTAATGTGCTTTGACCTGTTGCAATATCAACTTCCTCTTGTGGGTCTGCAGGGGTGATTGTTATATTGTTTAACAATAGATTTGGCATAAAGTTTGCCACAGCATCTCTTATGTCAGATTCAATTGCGTCGAATGTAAGTCCATCAAACGGTTCAAATACAAATTCATATAATCTTGTTCCAAAAGTAGGTAAAAAATATCTTGAACCTTTTCTTGTTAACAAAAGATGAATTAAATCCGCTTTAATTTCTTGTGCTTCAAACTGAGTAAGTTGCAAATAATCTCCCCTACTAGAATCTCTAAAAGGGAAATTAAGACCATATGTTGTACCTTGAGCCATAACTATAAATATAATGTCCTGATTTTTCCTTATAAATAGATTAAAATAAATAATCCCGATGGTGGTCGGGATTATTTAATTACTTTAAGATGAACAACCGAAACATTCAATTTCGATTCCTTCAGGTTTTGGTGGTAAATTCATATCACTATAGTCTACTTTAGGAACCTCAACATTTGTTTTAGGTTTTTGTATTTTTGATACATCAACAGCCAAATGTTTAGCTCCTGTTGAAATCGCTTTAGTTCTAACATAATAACACAAAGTTTTCAAACCTTTCTCCCATGAGTGGAAGTGAGAAGATGTAATCTTTGACAGTGTTGGATTTGCCATATAGATATTCATTGATTGTGATTGGTCAATGAATGGTGCTCTATCAGCCGCCATGTCAATTAATTCTCTTTGAGAAATCTCCCAAATAGTTTTGTACTTTGGAATTAGATGTTCAATTCTTTTAACTTTCTTGTTATAGTTTTTGTCCTCAGGGTCAAGGTATTGGTTAAAGTTAATGTTTTGAATAGAACCCTCATTCATGATGATTTCGTTTTTCAAGTCTTCACACCATACCCCAATTTTCTCGAAGTCGTTAATTAAGTACTTGTTAACAATCATGATTTCACCACCAACAACTCTTCTGTTAAATAACGCAGAGTGAGCTGGTTCAGTCATTTCAAATGACCCTGTAATTTTAGCTGAAGATGCAACTGGCATCTGAGCTGTAAATAAAGAATTACACACTCCGTATTCTTTAACATTTTCTTTTAAAGTTGACCAGTCTAAAAACAAATCAGACTCATCTAATCCCCACATATCAAATTGGAAAATACCTTTTGACATTGGTGACCCTTTGAAGAATTTATACGGTTCTCTAATACCTTTCTTACATAAATCATTACTTTCGGTAATCGCTGCAAAGTAGATAGCTTCGAATATATTTTTATTTAAAGTCTTAGCTTCTTCTGATGTGAAGATATAATCCATTAGATAGAATACGTCAGCTAATCCTTGAGTTCCAATCGCGATAGCTCTTTGTTCAAGACCTCCTTTTAAACCTTTTTCAGTTGAGTAGTTGTTCTTGTCAATTACGTTGTTCAATGCTTTCACCGCTCTTCTAACTTCTTCAATCAATAACTTATAGTCAAATTTACCATCAACAATAAAGTTCTTCAATACAATAGAAGATAACGTACAGATTGCAGTTGTCTCTTCATCAGTATATTGGTAAATCTCGTTACATAAATTTGATTGTTTAATCACACCTATGTTTTGGTGGTTAGTTTTCTTATTCGCACTATCTTTAGCACATAAGTAAGGAACTCCTGTCTCAACTTGAGACTCGATAATTTTAGACCAAATGTCTTGGGCCTTAACTTTTCTACCGATACCTAAATTAACAGCCTTTTGATAGTTTTCTTCGTATTCATCACCATAACATTCTTGTAATGGTTTGATACCCGATTTAATAATTTCATTAGGACAGAATAAGTACCAATCTTCATTGTTCTTAACCGCTCTCATGAAATTATCGGGAATCCATAACGCGGTGAATAAATCTCTCGCTCTTAATTCCTCAGCACCTGTGTTCTTTTTAATTTCTAACAAGTCCATGATATCTCTGTGCCATGGTTCTAAATAGATAGCTGCACTACCAGGTCTTCTTCCTTGTTGGTTAAAAAATCTTAATGACTCGTTAACTATTTTTAAGTACTTCAACAATCCACCCGCAAATCCTCCTGATGATTTAATTCTACTTTCTTTACTACGAATGTTAGACATTGATAGTCCAATTCCCGCAGCATCTGAAGAATAAGTTGAGATGTCATTCAAGGTTTTCAACAATCCTTCTCTCGAGTCAGAGTTGTTGTAATGTAACACACAAGACGCTAATTGAGGTACTCTTGTACCTGCATTAATCATGATAGGTGTTGCCTTTGATATACGTTGGTTTGATAATGAGTTGTAGTATTCTACAGCCTCTTCATACGTGTTAGTCACCCATAGAGCAACTCTCATGTACATGTGTTGAGGTCTTTCAACAACTTTACCTTCAGGTGTCTTTAACAAGTACATTTCTTGTAATGACCTCCACGCGAAATAATCAAAGTTATAATCATTTTCATGATTAATTACCTCATCAATTTTACTTGGGCCGTATTTTTCAATAATTGACATTAGTTCGTCATGTACAATACCATCAACGTGTAACGTATGCATTGTATTTGAGAAACTTGGGTCAGTTTCTTTGTGATAAGAAGAAATCGCAACTGAAGATGCAAGTCTTGAATAATCGTGGTGACTGCCTGTATAAGCGGCAGCGATTTCATATACAAGCTTATCTAATTCTTTAGTTGTAATAATACCTTCCGTTGGAACAGACGTAATAACTTTAATAAAGATTTCATCTGAATTTACATTCAAACCTTTAGCAGCTCTTTTAATTCTGTTATATATTTTTTGTGGATTAAAAGACGCGTCTTCCCCGTCTCTTTTTTTAATTTTTAGTGACATCATAGATTTAAAAATAATAAATTAGAAATCAGAATCAAATGATAATGTTTCGTTTAGTTTTGCTTTTTGGTATTCCATCGTTCTTGATTCAAAGAAGTTTCCCTTTGTTTCAACTGCGATTTGTTCCATAAACTTAAATGGTTGTTCAACGTTAAATTCTTTTTTACAACCAAATTTAACTAATAACCCATCAGTTACGAATTCAAGATATTGTTTCATCAAGTTTGAATTCATACCGATTAACGAAACAGGTAAAGATTCTGTGATAAATTCTTTTTCAATTTCAAGTGCAGATAATAAGATTTCTCTAATTCTTTTTTCAGTTGGTTTGTTTTCTAAGTGATTATTTACCAAATGGATTGCGAAGTCACAATGTAAGTTTTCGTCTTTAAAAATTAAAGTATTAGCATTACATAGTCCTTGCATGATTCCTCTTGATTTCAACCAAAAGATTGAACAAAATGACCCTGAGAAGAATATTCCTTCAACCGCAGCAAAAGCTACAAGTCTTTCTTGGAAAGATGCGTTGTCAATCCAATCAAGAGCCCATTTTGCTTTCTTTTGTACTGCAGGTAGGTTGTCTAAGGCGGTGAAACATAATTGTTTCTCTTCTTCATTTGAGATATACGTATCGATTAATAAAGAATACATTAAACTGTGTATATTCTCCATCATCAATTGGAACCCGTAGAAGAACTTAGCTTCAGGGTATTGTACTTCTCTATAGAAGTTTTCGGCAAGATTTTCGTTAACAATACCATCCGATGCCGCAAAGAATGATAATATATTTTTAACGAAATATTGTTCGTTTTCAGTAAGATTATTCCAATCTCTGATATCGTTTGTTAAATCAACTTCTTCCGCTGTCCATAATGCGGCTTGGTGGTTCTTATAGAACTCCCAAATATCATCGTGTTGAATTGGAAATATTACGAACCTGTTAGGGTTCTCTACTAAAATTTTCTCCATAATTAATTGTATTTTTTTGTATTAAGATTGTTGTTTCTGTTGTTCTTCTTTTTGTTTTCTTTTCTCCATTAACTCTTTTACTCTATCTCTTTTTCTTTCTTCTTGTTGTTCTTCAAAACCTAAGAAGGTAACTGAACTTTCAGTATCGATTTCAAGTAACTCATTGTTAAATTTACAATTCTCAAAAACTACTCCGTCTTTACCTAGACGAGATTTTGTTATTGCAATAGTTGCGAGGTTCATTTCTTTTTGTTGGAGTGTCTTAGCTACAGAGATGATTACGTGACCAACCTGAGCCTTTTTAATTGACCCACCCATTTGGTCTGTCGTTACTACTTCAGCTGAAATTGAAGACCTATTACCCTGTGTGGCTGTCCATCCAACTAAGTCTAGCTCATGGCACATTGCTTCAAATCCTCTCATTACAGAACCTTCAGCTTTCCACTCATCTTTACTTGTTGATTCAGGTAATATACAATCGATATAGTCTAACATGATTAAATCAATTTTGTTTCCGTCCGCAATCATTTTTCTTACTTGACCTTTGATTTGATTCATAGTCATAGTATCAGATGCCAACTTTTTAAGAACCAATTTGTTTTTCATAGTCTCTTGAATCTCAGTAACCTTTGACATTACCTCATCTCTATTTTTTACCAAATTGTCTGGTTCAATTCCTGTCCAAAGTGTGAAGTGTTTTCTCTGAATAATCTTAGGGTTATCCTCAAAAAATACTTGAAGGACATTGTATCCTAAGTTAAATGCAGTATTTGCAATCTTGGTTAAAATTGTTGTCTTACCAACTCCTGTTGGAGCTAAAATAACACCAATCTCTCCCTTAGCCAAACCACCCTTAAGTAGTCTGTCAATTCCCGCAATCCCCATTGGAATTGGATGTCTATAATCTTCTTCTAATACGGTATCCAAGTTATCAAAAATATCCGTTTGTCCTTTGTCAATTTCACCAACTTGTAACGCGTTTCTCACTAATCCCTCAACTTTATCATAAGACTCAAAATCACCCTCAGTAATAATCTTCTGAGCCTTGTCCATAGCCTTTTGAAGTTCTTGTTGTTTACAGAACTTTAAAGCTTTTTCCTGAACAAATACAGTTCCTTCAAAAGGTGCGTCTTTTACCTGTTTCAAGGTATCTAAGACCACTTTTGCAACAATTTCCTGTGTAATTTCTGATTTAACAATTTGGTCAAGAGTTTCGAAATTAGGAGTTGATTCATACTTTACATAGTATTCTTTTATCATCTGCAAGATGATTTTAAAGTACTTGTTGTCAAAGTACGATGACTCAATCACGTCCATAATAGACGATGAAAAGTCTTTGTCTACAACTATCTGATTCAGTAGTTGTATCTGAAATGTATTACCTAAATAATCGAAATTTTTGTTCATATATTGTTTTAAAATTATCCCTCGTATTAATTAAATAGTTACTTGCTAAGGTCAAATTCCAAATATTCGTAAGTTAATTTGTTGTTTGAAAAAATGTCAGTTAACTCGCGAAGGACCTCTTTTAAAAATGGTCTTACGTCTACTGTATAACGAACTTTTGGCGGATAAAATTTTCCGTCAAAAACTCTATGACAAATTGTCTGTTCTCCAACTTTAACATAAATGTTAAAAATTTCAGGACCCTCAGTGTAAGATGTCTCCATAATTGATGGGTCATGCGCAATTGCGTCTCTGTTGTCCATCATGTAAATTACAGTCTTCATTTTCAAAGCATATTGTAATTCATTTTTCAAACTCAGGATGAATTCATACAACTCCACCGAGTTTTTTGCTTTCGGGATATACCCTCTAACGTTGAAAAATCTTTGAACTACAATGTTGTCATTCAATGTTAAAAGGAATTCCATTTTCGTACTGTCTTGCTCTCTCATGTTTTAATTTTTGTTTGTGTTACGTTTTTCTTTTCGTGTTAATTTCATAAATGGTTTGAGGAAATTTACCCAAGCCTCGTCGTTCTTGGGGAGGTACTTAAAGAGTCCATCCTCCATCATCAGTCTCATTAAGTTTTTGTATCCTCTATCTGTAGGGTCAATTGTATCGGTATGTATCTGTGTTACAAGTTCTTTACCTTCATCGGTAATAAGTGGGTTCTCAAGGTCTACAATCTTCTTATTTGTGTTGTAGAAGTCTTCACCAAGTATACCGCTTTTTGTCTTACCAGTCAAAATATTTTCAAGGGCTTTTGGTTTTTTCTTTTGCTCGTTATTTCGTGCAATATAAAGTAATTCTTCCATAGTACAGGGTTTTTTATGTAATTCAGGAAAGAACTTTAATAAAGTTTTTTCCCCTAACCCTTCAATACCATCGATATTATCAGACTTGTCTCCTGTGAAAATTTTGGTAACTAAAACATTATAATGTGGTATGTCAACCTTATTGATGGTTATCATATCTCCGTTCTTAAAATATTGTTTTGAGATTGGAGAATATATGGTAACTCTTTCTGATATGAGTTGTGTTAAGTCTTTATCTGCAGAGAAGATAATGATATCCTCCTCATTCGATACTTTACAGTAGTAAGCTATCAAGTCATCAGCCTCGTTGTTTATCATTTCAACTTGGCGTACGAATATCTCCTCGAGGTATTGTTTAACTCGAGATTTTTGTTGAAGGTATGACTCGTACTTGTACTCGTTCATATCCTGTCTTCTATTCGCCTTGTATTGTGGGTATATCGATTTCCTGATAGATGAGTTCGAGTCTCCGTCCCAAAAGACAACAACCTTATCCAAGTTGTGCTCTTCCAAGAACTTTCTTAAGATGTTGATGAAGTGATAGATTCCACCTAAGTGGTCACCGCCATCATACATCTCTCTTACTCCGTGAAATCCTATTTTAAACAGATTGTCTCCGTCTACTAATAATGTCTTAATCACTGTTGTGATTTAAATTGTGAAACAATATATACTAATCCTCTTTTTCTTCTTTCAAATCAAAGTCACCGTCGGTTCCAATGATATCTTTCCAATAGTCTGCGTATTCTTTTTTGTATTTTTCTAAAGAAGTTTTTTCTTCACTAGCTTCTTTACCTCCAATGAATCCGTGTGGAGTAACAATAATCTTTCCGTCGTCATAACCCAATCCATTGATGTGGTTTTTCATTACAGAAACTTTTGTTCTTGATGCAAACTTAATAGTTCTCTTATCTTTTGTTGCGGTAATTTTAGTTGTACCCGCACCTTTTTGGTTTCCGAATAAGAATACTAATGATGAGTTTAACCAAATGGCCTCACCACCTTTAGCTTTAATCTTTGGTTGTCCAAATGGATTGTCAGGTAATTCAACCCACGGTTGGTTAACAATAACCAATGTGTTTTCGTATTTAGAATCTGCTTTACGAGACCCTGAAATTCTTTGGTTAATGCCCATACCAATCTTGTCGGCTAAAGTACTTGCATTGTGTTGTTTACCACCTTTACCTTCGAATGTCATCTTACATGGTACAGAACCAACTGAGTCCCATAAGAATAACAAACTGTAGTCAAGGTTACCTTTCTCTTGTTCGTCTAACAAGTTGTTGATGTAGTCGGTGATTTGTTCGATGTAGTTGAAGTTATTGTTGAAGATGTAAAAACCATCCCAATCTAACTCACCCGTTTCTTCATCAACTACTTCCTCGCAATCAAACCCCATCAATTTGGCGTGTTCAAATGACCATTTTTGTTCTGTGATAATAAACACAGGAAGGATACCTTTCTTTTGAGCATCAACCGCAGTCTTTACAAGTGCAGTAGTCTTACCTGTATCTGAGTGACCAAGTAACATATTCAAGTGTCCAATCGCAGGACCTGGTAGACCAACCGCATCCAAGAAATCAGGACCTAAGTCAAAAAACCTTTGTGGTTTATATTTTGCTGAGGTTGAGAATTTGTCTTTAATAGACTTAAAATCGTTTTTCTTAATTGCCATTTTCTATTCTTTTAATGTTTGGTAATTTATTCTGTTTTGGTCCTTTATAAAATGTTTCGTCTTGTTCATACAAAACTCCAACTTCTTCTTCGTGAAAAGTGATTAGACTAAATGTCATTTGACCATTGTCGTCTACTTCTTTCATCATACCAAACAAAACTGTATCACCAATTTCTTTACTTCTACCTGAGAAGTAATTTTTATCTTTAAGTTGACTTAGGAATTCATAAGACAGCGTTTTATTGTCTTTCAACTGTAAGTCAATTTCTTCTTTAAATGTCATGTGTTTTATTTTTTAAACTTTGATAAAAATTCAGATGTTTTTCTTTTGTGTCAAGTAACTCGTCTTTTTTTGTTTTGTATACCATTAATTCAGGAACATAAGTTAAATGTCGATGTAAAAAATTATGTTCTTGAATAGATAATTGAACTATGTCTAACCAATCTTCTTGATTATATGACCAATGATGTAGATGAAATCCTTGTATTTTTGTTAAATAAAGTTCTGTATATCTAGACGCCATATATTTTTCAGGAAACTTCTGTCGATATTTCTTCATTGTTTCTCTTTTCTTTTCTGTCGATGGATTAAAGAGTCCTTTATAATTCAATCTATAATACTTTTCTCTATTTCTTTCTCGTTCTTTTTCTATCCACTCTGGATTGTTTTTTAATTCAATCTCTCTTGTCCTAACATCAATTTTTGTACACTCTTTACATTTACCTAAATAACCATCAGCCATTTCTTTATGTTTATAAAAATGCGTGATTGGTAATATTTTGTTACATTTGAAACATTTTTTTTCTGTAATTTCCTCCATAATCTTTCTAGTATTTAATTATAAATATCTAGAAAGATTAGAAAGGTATTTTTACCATTTTAAAATGGGAGGTCTGAATCTGGTTCGTCATCCGATTGTGGGTCTAAAGTTACAGCTGGTGTAGATTTAGAAGTTCCACCACCAAAAGACTCGGTAGCTACTGAATTACTTTCGTAAACATATCCACCTTTTTCAGTGTCCCATTTTGGAGTCTCTCCGCGAGCAATCGCCTCAAGGTAGTCAATAGGTTTTTTAGAATAAACGTCTAACCAAGTTAACTCATTATTAATCCATGCACTTGCCTGTGCTGGGTCTGTATGAACAGGAGCTGGGTCGTCGTACATAACTGTAGATACTGTTGTATACTCCTTACCTTTTGGAGTTTTAGCTTTAGATAACTCAATAACCAAATCACGACCTTTTTCAGCATCAGTGATGTCACCTTTGTTTCTCCAAATTGGAATGATTTTATCTAAGATACCATCATTCTTGTAATTGTGTTTGAATCTCCAAAATTTTGGACCGTCTTCTTCATGGTCTCTGTCGATAACCTTAACGATATAAAATTTACGAGAACGGTATTGAGCCGCTAACAATTTGTCAGACTCTTTACCTGTTGCAATTAACTCTTCGTAAACCTCGTTTAAAGGTGAACGTTCGTTATCGTTCTTACCTGGGTCGTAGAACTTTTGCCATTGTCCACCTACTTGGATTTCGTGGTACCATGCTTCTTTGAATGGTGAAGAACCATCTGTGGTAGGAAGAATTCTTACTCTTCTCTGACCTGACTTCTCTTTATCCCCAAGGATTAAAGCGAAATACCTTTTCATTCTTTCGTCTTGCGACATTTTACTTTGGGCCCCGCCCGATGCGCTTTGCGTTTTTTCGTACTGTGCCAATACGGCGTCTAATGAACTCATGTTTTTAAGTTTTAAATTATTAAATGTGTTATACAATTATAGGTGAGTCTATGCGTTTTGTCAAATAAAAAAGGTGTCTTTCGACACCTTTAAATTATTTAAATGAAGTTTTGTACGTGTCCGTTTCGGCAGCTCCTCCAGGTTGAAATGAATTTTTAATGTCAGATACGTTAATGTCTTTTACTTCGTCTGCAGTTAAAATATAATCATTTTTTCCCGTCTTTTCCATCTCTTCTGATTTATCATCAAAAAATTGTGAAAGTTTTTGGTTGAATGGATATGAATCGTAAGTTCTTAACTCTAATTTTTCTTGTGGAGTTTTTTCTCTGTATTTTTCAATCTTAGCTTCAAGTGAATTTAACTTATTCATGATGTTATCCATCTCTCCAAGTCTTGATTGTAAATCATTTAATTGTCCAAATAGATTGTTAAAATATTCTTCTTGTTTTGTTTCAATACTTTTTTGTGAGTCTACTAATTCTGTAATATCAAGTTCTTCAGATTCACCTTCACCTTTATCTGTTTTTTCTTCAGACTCTCCATCGTCGTTAAGTTTCTCAACGTCGGGGTCGTTTTCAACATCTATAGGTTCTCCACCTGCTGGTGCTGGCGCTGGGGGTGGTACCGCTCCTGCTTCCGCTGGAGGTGGTGGAGCTCCCGCTCCTACGTCTCCTGGTAATGGTGCCAATGCCCCTAAATCTTGTTCAGGTGCTGCAACGTCAGCCGCTTGTTCCATGATATATTGATTGATACTTTTGTATCTATCAATCTCACTTAATATTTTTTTATCTAAACTCATTTGTTTTATCCGTTTAATAGTTGTTTAATTCCTCTTGATGTTTCTACTCTAACTTTTCTGTTAGCGTTAACTTGATGACCTGCTCTTTCGATAAGTCCATCTCTTTCTCTAACGGTGTAACAATCCCCTGTGTCTAAGTCACATACTTGTTTTGTTCCGTCTCCGTTATCTTCTTCAGAATATCTTGTAGATTTTCCTAAGTAGTTGTCTAATGCTGTTTTTATGTTCATAAGAATCTTTTTATATAAATATGTTGTTATGCTATAAAGTGAATGGTGGACTCAATACTGTTTGCACCAAGACTTCTCCGCCTATCGGTGATGTATACCCATATGGTAGATAGTTTATTTTTAAATTAAAAGTACCTTTTGAATTTACAGTATAAACATAGGTATATTTGTAGTCAATTCCTTGTGTTTTAGAAGCAGATAGTACAGGGTACCCATCTAAATCTACAATTATGTTATCACCATAATCAGCATCTTTAAACTCAGGAGCATTAAATTTATATGTTATATAACCTCCCGCAAGTTTTTTAATATTAAAGTATTCAGTACCATTTCCTTGTATTACATCACTTTCTCCAACCAATGTAATTGACAATGGTTTTTCAGGATACGTTAGTTTCTTTGTTGTTACATTATTTCCTGAACGAGTAAAATTGAAATTGAATGCTTGTTCAACTGGTTTTGGGTATTTAACTTTATCTGCGGCTATTGCATTAACAACAAATTGTATTGTAACTATTTGACCGTCCTTAATTGGTAACGTTTTAAATGGTTCAATAGGCTTATTAATAATAATATCCGCAACTTCACTATATGTTATATTAAACACATTATTAATAACATTATTACTAAGGATTGTTTTTGCTTCTCTATTTAATTTTTTGGTTTTGGTATTGTTTGTTATAACTTCATCAAACACAGATATATTCATATTAACATCACTTTTTATAGTCCATGTACCTGCATTAGGATTAACATTAACTGTTAATTTATTTGTTATTTCTCCATTAAAAATATCTTCTGTTGTAGATAATAATGTCAAAGGTCCAGTAGTTTGTGGATTTGTATTAATTGACTCCACATTTGCCAATTGCGTTGTTGTATTTGCTGCCGTTGGATTGGTAGCATCTCCTGGTGATAATGAACTAACCCCATTCAACGCAGGATTATAGTTAAACAATACATTCCCTGTAAACGTTCCATGGTCAGTTTTAATTTCAATTTTACCTGAAGCAGCAACAGTTCCTGTGGCAATCTGAGGTACAACAAATCTTAATGTTTCATCATTATAAATTGTTACATCTTTAAATGGAACAACTTTATTCATAAGTTTAACTTCTTTAGTTGTTGATAAGAATCTACCATTAACTTGTACAATAGTTCCTGTATATCCCTGTAATGGGGCGAACGATGTAAACACTGGCGGCGGACATAAAATTGTTGAGTTTGCCATGCTTGAAACTTTGTCAATCATTTTTAATTGCTCACTAATACTTGCAGACTCAGCAGGTGTTTTAGCGTTTTTAATGTCGGCTTTAAGTTCTGTTTTCTTAATTGCCGATTTTAAATCTTTAGACGCATCTAAACTCGATAACCCAACATTAACTGCGGATGATAAAGCTTTATATAATGTATCTGTTGTTTCTTTAAATTGAGTAATATTTGCATCATAATACTCAGAACTAACATTAGAACCTGGCCAATCACAAATATAATATTTCGCCAATCCTCCTGATAAAATTCTTGGAATATTTGGTTCAATTCTTGCACCCATAAATCTAACATATGAATCAAGAGTGTCAAAATGTGTCACAGGGTGTGATATGTTTGTTGACGGATTACTCTTAGACTTAACACAACTATATGTTGTTGATAATTGAGTCGTTTGAGAC